CATTTACAAGCTCGATAAAATCTGTATTCATAGACAAACATCTGTTAATGATGTAAGGTGTAAACGACTTTTTATCAGCGTCAGATAGCACATCCCATGGAGTCTTTTTATCTGTTATGCCAGATATATGCTGAAATATATTTAATGCTTTAACTTGGTCTGTCATATAGTGTTATATTTTTCAAAGTGGTATCTATACATATTATTTATTCTTCTTTATAGTAATATAAGCATTGAACTATTTTAGATTTAACTCCTAATTTTAACTTAAATATTTATATCAAACTCGCGATTTACATTCCCACATGATGTACATATGAAAATTTGAACTGGAACTATTTGGTCTTCTGTAGATGCTATTATTAATTTAGGAACTCGTCTAAATTTCATAGCAGACATAAACATATCATTTCCACATTCTTCATTATCACATACGATTGGAAGTGTTTTTGTAATGTCAATTTGCGGTCCTTGACCATTTTGCTGTCCTATTGTTTTTTTCATTTTAATAATCGTTTAAATTTTCTTTCCAAGCTTCGATAGCTGATTCTAATTGAGTAATATACTCGTGATCTGTAGTATTAAGGTTTATTCGGATTTGCTTAATAAATTCATCCGCAGCTGTAGAAGGAGTATATCCATCGCCAATAATTATTTGACCGTCAGGAGTAATTTTAAATATTAATTTTGAGTTTATATTATAATGTTCTAACATGCTCCGATACTTTAATTATATATATAGCAAACTCATATCTATTAGTAAATTTCATTAATAATTTTAACAAACATCGCACACACATTAATTTCTTTATCTACTGCAAAGGAATCTTGATATTGGGCTTCTGCAATAATAAGAATAATAGAAGCAATATGCCCAGTTGCGAAATTATCTAAATTGTCATACAAATGTCTATACAATCCTATATAATCTTTTACTTGAGAATCTGCTAACAGTTGACGAATTGAAGTAAATAATTGTTTTTTATCTGGTTTAGAAGATAACAGCTCAATAATCTTATCCATATAATTAGCTTCAATTAAAGATTGCTTGTCTACTTTCAATTCGCTATTTACTATTTGTCTCTGGCAGGAATTAAGTATCCTACGAATATCAGGATATCCTGCATTAATAATTGAAACCAAATCTTCTGGTTTATACGTAACTCCTTCATGTTGAAGTATTTCATTCACGCGAATTGCAACATCTTTCTTTGACGGAGGGGTAATACCAAATACCTGACATCTCGACTGAATAGGATCAATAACCTTTTCAACATAGTTACAAGTTAAAATAAATCTAGTAGTCTTTGAGAATGTCTCCATCAAATTACGAAGTGCAGCTTGAGCATTAACTGTCATAAAATCAAATTCATCACAAATAATTACTTTCCACTCATTAAATGACATTGTCGATGCGAAACTTTTAATTTTTTCGCGAACTATGTCGACTGAATTTTCGTCGCTAGCATTAATATACATTACAGTAGCGTCAATTGACGATGCTAAAATTTTAGCAAGTGTAGTTTTCCCAGTGCCAGCTGAGCCATATAATAATAAATGAGGTATTTCGCCATTCTCTAACCAAATTTTACATTTATCAATTAATTGTTGATTGCCGACATATCCATTTAACGTAGTCGGTCTATATTTTTCAACATATAAGTTATTATCATTTATTTCAAGCATTTGATTAATCGATTTTTACTATTACCTTTAAATATTTTTGTTTATATAATTATATAATTCATTGTCTGTATATGAACTAATTAGTACATATATTATCTATTAACCTAATTACGCTCATTGAGCGTAATTAGAAAAATAGTCAGAATCTAATCTCTAAACATTATGCAATAGTTAATTTAACTAAGAAATAAGTCGACGAATATTCTGGGGTATCAAAAGTAACTTTTGCTAATCCTTTAGAGGATACTTCTAATAATCCAGTTGCGTCTGCATTTGCATTTAAGATTTCCTTAAATAATTTAGCAGAGAAACATACTGTATCCATTTGTACTTGCTCTTTGGTAGCTGTCTTAATTACAATTCTATTTGTATTAACACTTGAGTGATTGATAATAATTTTAGTTTCTTCTCCATCACATTGAACACCAAAATTATCTGATTCTGGTAATGCGTTAGCAGCTTTCTTAAAATTATTTGCAAATTCTTTATTCAATTCAATCTTAACATCAAATTCAGGTAATGTCTTCAAATTTGGCACTTGACGAATTACTGATAAATCAGCCAACATATACGTTACATTTGTACTTTGGTCTTTAAAATTCATTGAATAGATTTTTTTATCTACTTCCCCGAAATTAATATCCACTTTTTCATCCACAGCGCTTAACATTTTAATTAACTGAGAAGTTGCGTATACTCCTAACTCAGCATCCTGAGTATCAAAGTGTTTTAATACTACTTCTCCAATTACGTTTTGATCTGCACTAATAAAATTAGTCGATAACGTTTTATCTGCCACTACTAATTTAGCGCTGTCGGTATTACCGGCTAAGAAATAGCGGTTAATAAACCCAATAAATTTACTTTTTTCCATTTTTTATTTTATTAAATATAAGATATTCTTTTGAATAAACAAAATTAATATTGAGCGACTTGCTCATTTTGTTTTGTTTCTTCTGGAATGATAACTACTGCACATTCCGTAGTCATAATCATTGATGCTACCGATGCTGCATTTTGTAATGCAATACGAGTTACTTTGGTTGGATCGATAATACCAGCTGCGATCATATATTCAAACTCACCAGTTTTAGCATTGTAACCAAAATCATCTTTACCATTTCTTACTTCTTTAATGATTACCGAACCTTCAATCCCAGCATTTGCACAAATTTGACGCAAAGGTTCTTCAATTGCTCTTTTAATAATTTGAATACCTACAGTCTCATCATCATTCGCACCTTTCATGTTTTCTAAAGCATTTAGAGCTCTAATAAATGCTACGCCTCCGCCTGGGACAATTCCTTCTTCAATTGCCGCACGAGTTGCTGCTAATGCATCATCTACTCTGTCTTTCTTTTCTTTCATCTCTACTTCAGAAGCTGCGCCAATATAAAGAATTGCAACGCCTCCTGTTAATTTAGCTAATCTTTCTTGAAGCTTTTCAGTTTCATAATCAGACTTAGATGCGTCAATTTGAGCTTTAATTTCTTTAATACGAGCTACAATAGCTTCTTTTTCTCCAGCTCCATCGACGATTGTAGTCGTGTCTTTAGATACTACAACCTTAGCTGCTTCTCCTAAATGCTCTAACTCCGCATCTTCTAATTTATACATATCACTGAATAATGCAGTACCTCCTGTCAATATAGCAATGTCTTGAAGCATTTCTCTTCGCTTATCGCCAAATGCTGGAGCCTTTACGGCACATACTTTTAAACCTGCTCTTACTCGATTTACTACTAAAGTAGCTAACGCTTCTTGATCAACATCTTCTGCAATAATTAAAAGTGGTTTTCCAGTGCCAACTGCTTTTTCTAGAATAGGTAAAAGGTCAGACATCATACTAATCTTTTTATCATAAATTAAGATTAATGGATTTTCCCATTCAGACTCCATCTTCTCTGTGTTATTAATAAAATAGTTAGATAAATAACCTCTGTCAAATTGCAAACCTTCAACAGTCTTCAATTCAGTTTCCATACCTTTTGCTTCTTCAACAGTTACTACACCATCTTTACCAACGACTTTCATTGCCTCTGCAATTAAATCGCCAATTGAGGTATCACTATTAGCTGAGATAGTAGCTACCTGTCTAATTTTATCAGTGTCAGTTCCTACCGTTTGTGATAGATCTTTTAAAGCATCGACTACTACATCAACTGCTTTGTCAATACCACGCTTCAAATCAATAGGATTAACTCCTGTAGCGACTGCCTTCAAACCTGAAGTCATAATTGCTTGAGCTAATACTGTTGCTGTTGTGGTGCCGTCACCAGCTTCTGATGCTGTCTTAGATGCTACTTCTTTTAACAACTGCGCACCCATATTTTCCAATGGATCGCTTAATTCAATTTCTTTAGCTACTGAAACTCCGTCTTTGGTAATTGATGGACTACCAAACTTTTTTCCAATAACTACATTACGACCTTTAGGTCCTAAAGTTACCTTTACTGCGTTTGCTAATTTATCAACGCCTTTCTTTAAGCCATTACGACTTTCTACATCAAAATATATTTCTTTTGCCATAATTTATTTTTTTTATTTTTATATTATACTTTCTAATTGAGCCCAACCACTTAACGCATCTTCAATACGTTGCTGTGGAACTTCTTCTGTTGTTTCATCTACTACTTCTTTCTTTTCTCTTTTCTTAACTACTTTAGGTTCTGGTTTATCAAATTCCGTAAAGTCAAAGTATTCAGATGCAACTTCTTTTGCGATATTCATTACATTTTCTCCTCCATACTTAACATAAAATTGACGATATCTTTCATAAACTGCAATTGGATCTGTAGCGTGGAACATTTCTTCCATAGATCTCAATACTTGAATTAAGTCATTTGGAATAATATCAACCATTGCTTCTAAAGGGCAAGTATCAATTAATTTTTCAACATTGTCTACAGTATAGATATACATATGCAAATTGTGATATGTCGCTCTAGTTACTGCTTCAGTTGACCAATTTTTAGCAATGTCATAAGTAAAATAAGGAACACCAGGATGATTAACTAAAGAAGGCAAATGCCCATGATCAGGATAACCCATATTAGAACCATCTTTTGGAAAATACAACATATTAAATACTTGATCTTTCCAATTAGGACTCCACACCATTTGTCCAAAGATTGGATATTGACCTGGAGAAGAAGAATCTGTTGAGATAGTAATTCTGTTGCCTGTATACTGATTCATTAACTTTTGCAAATAAGCTAACACGAAAAAGTCTGATACTTTTGAAATACCTAATAAGTGAATCCAAGTATTATTTTCTTTCAAAAACTCTTTCTCTTTAATCATCAAAGATAAGATGTACATGAAGTCTACTAATCTTCTAGAAGATCCAATACACCAACCTCCAAACTCTAATCCTTTAACTGTATTGTACCAATGTTTAAATTCTTGCGGATTTGAACCTTGCACTACATTTAAGAAATTAGTCTTACCAGATTGTTTCTTTTCAAAGTATTTGAAGTTGTCTAAACTCATATCTAAACACTCTTGAAATCTTCCTTCGTAAGTAACACGAGGCGGAATATCTATATTACATGCGATATCTGAATTAGCTTCTAACCATTCAAATATTTTATCACGTAATGCCATATCCCATTTTAAGGCTCCAGTTGCAATTTGGAATCCTCCAGAGTCACCAAATACCAAAGTATCTTGTAAGCCCCACTTTTGTCGTATATCTTCTTTTTTGTATAAGTGACCTGCTGTCATAAGGAAGTACTTATAACGCCATTCTTCAGGTACTCGATCATCCCAGAATCTATAAGGTACCCCAGGCGCTACTTCTAAATTTTTTGTTAATGGAGAAGCGTATGCACCAGAGCTTAAAGATGGAAAGTATACTAATTTCTTTTCTTTCATATTTAAATATATTAATTTCTTTTGGAGTTACCAAATATTTGATCTATTATTTTTTCAGAATCATAAAATTTTTCATACAAATATTGTCGATGGCTTTCAATTAATGGAATATAATCATCATAATGATATACTAATTCTTTTATTTTATTTGTCAAGCACGGTGCAAATTTAGAATAATTAAAAATACTTTTAGTCCACTCGAGTGGGTATCTAAATTCATCCGGCACTAAATCTCGCAACCCTTCAATGTCTGGTACTAAAGGAATAGTGCCTAACAAAAGACATTCATAAATTTCATTTCCTATTACAGGAGAATTATATGGTAACAATGCTACTTTTGCTTTAGATATTTGAGTTAGTAGCTGACCTCTTTCCATAGGCTCTTTTTCCTGAGCGAATATAATTTGTATGTCATTGTACACTCGTATAAAGTCGTACATAATCTGTTCATGTAAGTCTGTATACGTTTGCCATGGAAAAATCAGCATATCCTGTTTATAGTAGTTTGAAGTATATCCTGACATTTCTAAATTTAAATAATCCAATGGAAATTGAATTACATTTAATCTTTCCGGATGTACATGTTTTGATACATGTATCTTAAATTGTTCTTTATGAAACTCGGATATAAAAAATGATTTGTCTAAACACCTAAACGAAGCTCTTTCATGCACCTTTCTCCAATTACAATCGACTATTGGTTTATATTCAGAGTCTTCAGTTAAATAACACCCTCTCGACCATAATCCAATCATCTCTACTGGTGTATTATAATTTTCGGACCAATGTTTAATATACGATGTCATAGATGTCCATGCATTTGGAAATATAAACTTATCATGAGGTTCGATATATCCTGTTTTAAAATAGGTTTTAATCGTATCTAAATCGTTAATTTCCTGCACTAGATAATTTATATTTGATGATTCTATATATCCGTGTATCAAAGAAGCAAAATGTAACTCCCACGAATTTTCGTCAGTTATTAATAATTTGTCTATTACTACAAATATTTTTATCATATTTTTTCTACTTTTGCTCCATTTTCTTGATCTTCCCAAACTTCAACCCATTCAGCATCAAATTCTTTAAGAACTTCTTCTGCTAACATTTCACATGATTGAGCGCCAAATTCACAAGTGCGAGTAAAGTCACTGAAATACTCTCCGTTAATATAATCTATAATATCTCGTTTCAGCATTATAAATTCTTTATCACGGTCGGAGTGCGTTACTTTACATGCTACTGTAAAGTGAAACATATGACGATGTCGATGAGATAGAAAATCTACCTCTGGAAAAAGTTCTACTGCTTTCGGAAAATTATGTGTCCCGTCTATTGCCAGTTTTACTATTACTGTTGTTTTTGTTTTCATATTTTAAAAATTAAAAAATTCATTAGCGTTTGAATTTTTAGGCACGTTACCCCAATTTAATGCATTATAAAAGTCTCCTAATTTATTTTCTAACGAAGCAGTAAATATCTTTTCATAATCAATATATTGAGTTATAAATTTAATAATCCGCTCATCATCTTCAAATCCTTTGACTGCACAAGATTCTAATCCAAACGGATTACTTTTAAGATAAGTCCATTTAATTTTTTCTCCATCCGTAATTGGTTGTGAAGCTGTTACTTTATAATATTCCATTAAGTCATTATAGTTTAAAGCTGATTTTGCGTGCACCGGAGTGCCTTTAACTCTGTCACCAAACATTTGACCTTTAGCTTTTTTAGTCTTATATTTTTTCAATTCCTTAACACCTGTCGGAAACATAATATCAAACATTGGCTTTTGCTTCATATCTTCACGAAATGCTAATACCTTATCATCAATCTTTTTCTTTTCAGATATATTTAAAATGTCAATTAATACTCCAGACATAAATTCTCTAAATGCTTTTGGAAAGTTACTTCTTACAACATCCATTCCTTTTACATCTAGCTTCCATTCTTTAGCGCCATTAGTCATCTGTGATATTAATACTCCTTTTTCAGAAATAATTTTTTGTGCATACCGTTTCTTTGCAATCCATAAGCCTGATTCAGATACATATTCTTGTTTAATATTTAAAAAGTGTTTATCTGAGTTTAAGAAATGTTTACAAAATCTATCCCATGATTCATTAATATATGTTTCAACTACTTGAGATGTTTTATATGTAATGTCAATTTTTTCTTCTTTAGATAATTGCTTACCTATCTTAGATTCCATTGCTGCAATTAAGTCAGCACAGCTACAAAACACTGAGTCAGTGTCACAATATATTACTCTATCTTTTATTTTTTGTCGTTCCATATTAAAATTCCTTTTATTAATAACTGTTTATACATATATTCTGATAATCCTAATTCTTTTCGCAATTCAATTACCTTGGAATATACTTTACTAGTTCTAGTATCAATAATTGATTTACATTGATTTGATATATTTTTACTATAATATATTTTTAATTTTTCGGATATATCGTCTCGGCGCTTACCTCGTTTTGCTGCTGACATTAATTCTATAGTCTTTTTTGAATATATGTTTTTCTTTTCTTTATTCCAAGGAATTTGACCTTGATGTGCTTCCGAAAATTTCTTTTTAGTGCTAGCATCATATTTCATTCCCTTGTTCCACGGCGTCAAATCTCCTGTTGCATACTTTTCTTTCATTTTCGTAGAATGTAAATCGTTTTTCTTACCATGCCAATATGCCTTTTCCCCTTTTTGCGCCTCGCTAATTTTTTTACGCGTAACTTCAGTGACTATACGACCTTTTTTACTTTCAGATAATCTATTTTTATATTCTATAGAATTATATACTGAATTTGGATCGTTATATAATTGACGTATTGTACTTGAAATTTTTCTATTAACTAATTTCCCTAAATTACCTCCGTGGCCGCCAGTTGCAATGTTATATCCAATATTAGTGTCCATAGAATTTAACTTATTGATCCAATAAATTTCTCTTTCATTTAACTCTTCTTTAGAAGAACATTCTTCTAAAATTTCCTTCTTAAAATTAGACTTCCCATACTTTTTAATCGCATTATTGAGAATTTTACCTGATCCGAAATACTCAGGATTATTTTGAGAGTCTTGGCCTATGTAAATTTTGTTATTTATTAGATTCGTTGTTTTATAGATTACCATAATATTAAATATTTAAT